GCTACCCTTAACCCATACCGTCAACAGTGTCGTTGAAAGGATCTTTGTCGGTTGCATTCCTATTGTTAATCGTGAAATGTCCTCTGTGAGTCTTCACGATTATAGTTTTCTTGTCCACGCTTGCCAGGCATACAAAGAAGTATCTCTTTTGTCTGGATGTGGTTGTAATAAAAAATGTATTGCTACGGGTATCTCACCGCGCATATCTCTGACTTTCTTTAAGGAATCCTCACACTGTTCCTCAAGAACTGATCTTATGTCCTCGATGTCGTTAAGAGGAGTTTTTTTGTGGTCTATCTCAACAAAGTCGGCATACGTTATGAAAGATTTTAGCTCTTCGTATGGCTTATCAATGATTAATTTCTGAAATTCTTCTGTCAGCATTTATAATCCCTCTACCATCCTGCCTTGCATGAGTTGATCGTGTAATTCCCTATCGCTTGCTACGTCAATATAAGGCTCGTCAAGTCCGCTTATGATATATCCTAATGCAGCAATGGCAGGATAATCTTCAGCTTTTTTCTTCTGTACATCGTCCGGAGACAACCCTGAAATAACACCAGGTATTCTACTGTTACTACCAAACTGTAATGTTTTCTTCGCTGGTAAAACTCTGCCTTTGATTTGATGAGCATAAACTCTTAAATTATGAGCCTCATCTATGAACGGAGCCTCTGATATGCAAACATCTTTCTTTTTCTTCGATAACTTTCGATTAAACCTGTCAACAAAATGCATCATTAACGCGTTCTCGGTGTCACTATACCATGTCTCTATGAGATATTTATTTTGTAAATCGTACATTCGCTTGACTAATTTCTCAATATCACTGCTCTCAAACTCTGCAAGCAACCAACATTTTCGTGTCTTTAGCCGTGTGATCTTGTTTACGTCCTCACCAGCAACACATATAAAGCCCGGATTATCTCCTGAAGGCCAGCCTGTCCCGCCTACTATACGCCTATATTCTTTGATATTGGTTGTATCAAAGTAAAAGGTTTCTTTTGAGCCGAGAGGTGTTGCTATGATTTTCTTTTCAATTCCCATTATCCAAGATCGCTCCCTGCGAAAAAACCACCCTTGTCAGCAATTACTCTCGCTAAATGAGCAAAAGCGTCAGTATCATCATCAAAGGTCGCATTAGGAAAACCTAACATCCATTCTTTAAAGTCCTCAAACCATTCAGCTTTATGAGGGAATGACCATTGCCCTTGTCTCATTTGTCCCTGCGCTGTTCTGGCTCTTGCCATTTTATCACCAATAGGAACAATAAAAATAGAATTGATCGCTAACTTTGCTTCTTCCATCTTTCTTTTCACGGTAGTCCATATAGCTTTTCTTATCTGCCCTTCCTCAAAACCAAAAAGCAAAGGATTCCATTTCTCTTGAATCTTTATAATTTCATCAGCTATACCATCAGCATCGTCTTTAAATCTTACCCTATCTACCATTATAGGTTTATTGTCCGCACCTATTGCAGCAACATGAATAACATTAAAATCGTTTTGTTGCTTCTCGCCTATTGCAAAATCCATTGCAGCATAAGTTTGAATAAAAACACCATCTTCTTTTAACTTTTCGAGCAATGTCGGAATATCGCCAGAATCTATAAACCAATGCGACTTGAAATAATTACCTTCTTTTGCTCTCGGATTCTGTTGATATAATGCACCAAACAAATAATTACCTAATGCCCTCTTGATCGTTAATAACTCTTCAATGAGGAAACGTGGGCTTAATGCTTCCCCCACCTTCCTGCCCAACATATCATTGTCTTCTGCGATACCTGGTAAGTTAATAACTTCCCATTCTTCGCCTGTACCGGCCTTTTGTTCCTGAAGTAACCGACCAGCAAGATCATCTTGATGCCAGCGTGTCATAATTAATACGATAGAACCCTTCGGAGCTAATCGGGTTCTGAGTGTTGACCTGTACCATTGCCAGACTGATTCCCGGACAGTTTCACTCGCTGCCTCTTCGTAATTTTTAAATGGATCGTCTATAATTGCAACATGAGCACCACGACCAGTGATAGGCCCACCAACTCCGGCAGCTATCAATCCACCTAAGTGATTTGCTATTGACCAGTTCTTAACGGCTCTGGCTTGCTGAGCAACATTGATATTCCCAAATATCTCTCTTTCTTCTTGAATTGTATTTCGGGCAGTTCTGGAAAAATCAAATGCAAGATCAGCGGAATAAGATGTAATCATTATATGTCTGTCTGGGAATTTACGGAGATACCATGCGGGAAACTTCTTTGAACAAACTTGGCTTTTACCATGGCGAGGAGGGAAAAATACCATCAACCTTTTAATTTCCCCATCTGCAACAGCTTCGAGTTTATCACATAATAATTCAAGATGAGGTTCTGGCTGCCATGCTCCACGGCCATCATACTCAAGAAAATCAATCAGGCGTTTTGTTTTATCTGAAATATCTTCGGAGGCTACCAGGGATTCAAGCACACCAGGCGCGCACTGACTGGCTAAAACTGCCGCAAAGGCTTCAGCATTAAAATCATTAGTTCCTGGTGTTTTAGATAATTGCAATTAAACGCCTCGATACTTCATTATATACTTGTTAAAAATTCTTATAACCTTCTCTTTGATTTATTAATCTCTTTTTGTCTTTTAGTTTGTAGCTCACCATGAAAAACTCTTCTGCAATCAGGACTGCAAAAACATTGGTTATATGTCTGCTTAACAAAAGAAATACCACAGTGTTTGCAAGTTTTTATTTCTGGGTCTCCCACCCGTGTGAAGAGTTGTCTTTTGTTAATGGTTTTAATAGCTTGCATTTTTCCTTTTCCGCCTTAATTGGACAATTTACCCTATATATTACCCTTAATCAGTCTTTGTTTTGCTATCCTGGAGCATCTCAGGGCTTCATTTTATGTGTTGTGATAGCCAATAACGCCTTTTTAACACTTTCGGCCTGTTCCGGTGGCAATGCGCCGAGAATCACAGCCAGAACAGATTCGTTAACCCCAATCTCAAGCTTATCAGTCAATAGTTTATAATGTTTTGCCAGTAGCTCTGTTGCTTTCGTGTTAGATGATTTCTCTGCATCATATTTAGCTTTGTCTTTATCCGAAAAGAACCACAATCGCTTAATAACTTCATCTGCCGAATGTTCTGATTTATCTAGTCTTTCTTTAACTTCTTTAGCTAAGATTGTTTGTATCAATGGTTTTTTAAGGTTCTCAATACCTATGGTAAATGCTGTTTTAGGAGAATAACCTGCTGCTTTTGCTGCCCTCGTTGCGTTAAAGTCAATAACATACTCTTTAATGAATAGAGCTTGCTTATTTGTGAGTTCTTTTGCAGTTTTTTTAGGAGTTTTAGTCATAATTTTTATCCAGTTATGTTTTCTGTAATTATCTGTTCTGGCCTTGACCGCGTCCTGATCCGTTTTGCTTTCTTACTGCCATAATTAAATCCTTTTTTTATTATCCCGCTTTGGAGTTCTTTTTTACAGCCCCTTGTTGCTGAATAATTGTTTGTTAGCTCACACCAGCGGGATAATTTTATTTTAGACAGAAAAATTGTATATTGTGTATATCAAATGCTTGCCAAATTAATTAATCTTTTCTATTTAAAACATTTCTTTTTCTGACTCAGAAATTTCTCGATAGGCATTTTCAAAAACAGCTTTGGGCGACCAGGACAGGTAACCATCGGGATATTTTACAATGTACCCTGGGCGATCTTCCCTGTTTGTTGTGTCCACGCCCTTTTCTATTCTTAAATAATTACACTCGCTGAACGGATACGCTCTAATAATCTTACAACCAATATACAATTTTTCTGTTGACATTATTAATTTCCTTTTTTTATTAATTATAATTTAATTTATTAAATTATTTCTACAAGTATATTAATACCTTACACATATAAAGCCTTTTGTCAAGTTAAAAATGTAAGTAACTGGCAGGGAATCTATGGAAATAGTTAGTTTAAGGGGTTAAATGCTGATAAACGGGTGAGACTGGGTGTAATCGTCTTATATCGACTTTGTGTTATTATTTTGGATAGTCTATTTTATAGCTAAATCAACG